AAGATGGGATTATATTTGAGAACTGTAAGTTTGACAATGGTATGTTAGAGATAGATACAGAACAAAGTGTAACATTCCTTGGCCACGAGGAACAAAAAGAAGAAAAGAATAGGAACAGAATTAAGGAGTTGTTAGAAAGAAAAAAACAAAAAGAACAACAAGAATCTTAAAATAAATTATTAAATTTGAATAAAATGGATATTTCGCAAAAAATATTAAGTGACATTACTGTCTTTATGAAATACGCTAAGTTTCAACCTGAATTGAACAGGAGAGAGACTTGGGAAGAGTTGGTAACACGTAACAAAGAGATGCACCAACGTAAGTACCCTCACATCAAAGATGAGATAGAGGAGGTATATAAAATGGTATACAACAAGAAAGTATTACCATCAATGAGATCATTACAATTCGGTGGCAAACCAATTGAGATTTCACCAAACAGAGTCTACAATTGTGCATATATGCCAATTGACCATGTGGATGCATTTTCTGAAACAATGTTTTTACTTTTAGGTGGAACAGGAGTTGGATACTCAGTTCAAAAACACCATGTTGAAAAACTACCAGAAATAAAAAAACCAAACCCTGAAAGAACAAGACGTTACTTAATTGGTGACTCTATTGAAGGATGGGCAGACGCCATTAAAGTATTGATGGAATCGTATTTAGGTTACAAATCGTCAACACCTGTATTTGATTTTTCAGATATTAGACAAAAAGGGGCGAACCTTGTAACATCAGGTGGAAAGGCTCCAGGACCTCAACCACTAAAAGATTGTATCCACCACATAACAAAAGTGTTGGATAACAAAAAAGATGGGGAAAGATTATCACCAATTGAAACTCACGACATTGTTTGTCATATTGCAGATGCGGTATTGGCTGGTGGTATAAGAAGAGCAGCACTTATCTCATTATTCTCAGCGGATGATGAAGAAATGATATCTTGTAAGTCAGGAAGTTGGTGGGAACAAAATGCGCAAAGAGGTAGAGCAAATAACTCGGCAGTACTTCTTCGTCACAAAATAACAAAAGAATTCTTTATGGGTCTTTGGAAACGTATTGAGTTATCAGGAGCAGGTGAACCTGGAATCTACTTATCAAATGATAAAGATTGGGGAACTAATCCATGTTGTGAAATCGCACTAAGACCATTCCAATTCTGTAACTTATGTGAGGTAAATGCTTCAGATATCGAATCACAAGAAGATTTTGAAAAAAGAGTTAGAGCAGCGGCATTTATTGGTACATTACAGGCGGGATACACAGACTTTCATTACCTAAGAGACATTTGGAAAAGAACAACTGAAAAAGATGCTCTTATTGGTGTTGGTATGACAGGTATTGGTTCAGGCGTTGTATTGGGTTATGATATGAAAAAGGCATCTAAATCGGTTAAAGAAGAAAACGAAAGAGTTGCAACACTTATAGGAATTAACAAATCTGCAAGAACAACAACGGTTAAACCATCAGGAACATCATCTTTAGTGTTAGGTACATCATCAGGTATTCACGCTTGGCATAATGATTATTACCTAAGAAGAATCCGTGTTGGAAAAAACGAATCAATTTATTCATACCTTGCAATTAATCACCCTGAGTTGATTGAAGATGAATACTTTAGACCACACGATACTGCGGTAATTACTATTCCACAAAGAGCACCTGAAGGTTCAATTGTTAGACATGAGTCAGTATTTCAGATGTTAGAAAGAGTTAAAAAAGTATCTCAAGAATGGATTAAACCTGGTCATAGAAACGGACAAAATACTCACAACGTATCGGCAACAGTTTCAATTAAAGAAGATGAGTGGGAATTAGTTGGTGATTGGATGTGGAATAATAGAGACTTTTATAACGGACTTTCAGTATTACCATACAACGGAGGAACTTACACACAAGCACCTTTTGAAGATTGTACAAAAGAAGACTTTGAAAGATTAGTTAAATCATTAACAGATGTTGATCTTACAAAAGTTATTGAGTTACAAGATAACACTGACCTACGAGGAGAAGCTGCGTGTGCCGGTGGAGCATGTGAAATTGTATAAGTCATGAAAGTACAATGGGGAAATGATATAACGCTAACATACCAAGTATTGTTGGCGTTTTATAATCAAAGAAAAACTAACTAAAATGAATGTAGGAGCATCAAAAGATTGGATACAACAACAATACGTTAGAGAGTTTGGACCAAAACTTCAACCAACTGAATTTTATTATGATAGTCAAGGTAGAATGGTCATGACAGAAAATTATCATATGAAACGTGGTAAATGTTGTGGTAATGGATGTTTACATTGTCCATACGAACCAAGACACGAAAGAGGAAATACAAACCTAAAAGAAAAATCACTGAGTAATCAGTGATTTTTTTTATTTATATAAAATTATACCAGGTTATATTTATTAGATATGGCAGATGGGGTAACATATGGTATAATATTTCCTTTTAGACAAAGTATTGAGGGTAAGTTCTTAGCGCTTTCAGAAGAAACAGATGAAGAAATAAGAAGTAATTTAATTCATCTATTATTAACAAGAAAAGGTAGTAGATATTTTTTACCGGATTTTGGTACTAGATTATATGATTTTATATTTGAACCACTTGATGGTGAAACGTTTGATAGTATCAGAGGAGAAATAGAAGATTCAGTTAATAAGTATATACCAAATTTAACAATACAAAACATATCAATAGAACCATATATAGATTCAGAACCATCTTTAGGGGAACTTTCCTCAGAACAATTTGACATTCCGATATACCGAGTACCTGGAGCAAACACTGAAGAATATACAGCAAAGGTTAAAATAGAATATATTGACAACTCAAGTGCTTTTGGATCTAGAGAATTTGTAATTATAAATATTTAATATATATGGCTAATAAAAAAATATCATATACAGAGAGAGACTTTGAAGGTATAAGACAAGAGTTAATTAATTATACACAACAGTATTACCCTGAACTAATCCAAAACTTTAACGATGCTTCGGTATTCTCAGTATTAATGGATTTAAATGCTGCGGTTACTGACAACCTACATTTTCATATAGATAGAAGTATACAAGAAACTGTTTTACAATATGCACAACAAAGATCATCTGTTTTTAATATTGCAAGAACTTATGGTTTAAAAATACCAGGTTTAAGACCTTCAGTGACTATTGCTGATATTTCTATAACTGTTCCTGCCGCGGGAGACTCTGAAAATACATCTTATCTTGGTGTTTTGAGGGCTGGATCTCAATTTGGAGGTGCTGGTACTATTTTTGAAAATCTTTATGACATTGATTTTTCTTCTGACTTTAACATTGAGGGGTTTGTAAACAGGACTAAAGTACCTACTTTTGATCAAAACAATAACATAGTAAATTATGTAATCACAAAAAGGGAGGTTTTAGTTAACGGATCAACTAAAATATTCAAAATAGTTATAAATCAAAACAATGTTGTACCATTCTATAATTTTTTCTTACCTGAAAAAAATGTATTAGGGGTAACATCAATCATACAAAAAGATGGTACCTCTTATCAAAACACGCCAACATATTCTGAATTTAATTCAGCAGAAGGTAGATGGTATGAAGTTGATGCCTTAGTTGAAGACACCGTATTTATTGAAGACACAACAAAACCTGTGGATTCTACGGGGGTAAAGGTCGGTAAATATATAAAAACAGATAATAGGTTTATTACAGAATATACACCAGAAGGGTTCTTAAAAATTCAATTTGGTGCTGGTACAACAACACCGAATGAACAACTACAGCAGTTCACTAGAACTGGAATCCCATTGAAATTACAAAATTACCAAAATAATATTGGTTTAGGTTTGACCGTAAAACCAAATACGACACTATTTGTTCAATATAGAGTAGGTGGTGGTGTTGTTTCTAACATAGGAGTCGCGGCAATTAACCAAGTATTAACATCGGATTTATATGTGAACGGTCCATCTGATAGTATAAATAGAAGTGTGACACAATCATTAACGGTTAATAATGTAACCGCTGCGATTGGTGGAGCAAACCAACCATCAATTGAAGAAGTTAGAAACATGGTTACGTTTAATTTTGCATCACAAAGAAGAGCGGTGACAATTAATGATTATAAATCCTTGATAGATACTATGCCTGGTAAATACGGAGCACCAGCAAAAGTTTCGATAACAGAAATTGATAATAAAATATCTGTTAAAATATTATCGTATGATAATACTGGAGTTTTAACGCAAACGGTATCAAATAACCTAAAAACAAATTTAGCAACCTACCTGTCAAAATACAGGATGATAAACGATTATATATCAATAGAGGTTGCAAAAGTTATAGATCTTGAACTTGAATTTCTTGTTGTTTTAGATAATCCCGGATCCCAATCTGAGGTGATAACACAATTAATTAATCAAGTTAGTAATTATATGAACCCAGTAAATAGAGAACTTGGTCAAAATCTAAATGTGTCTGATTTAAGAAGATTAGTCCAAGATATTGGAGGAGTAAATACGTTAGCAGAAATCAGAATTTATAACAAAGTTGGGGGTCAATATTCTTCTTCAGAAACATCACAAAGATATGTTGATACAACAACAAAACAAATTGAATTAGTTGATGATACTATATTTGCTGAACCTGACCAAATCTATCAAATTAGATTCCCAAGAAAGGATATTAAGGTTAGAGTAAAAAACCTTTCAACCGTAGACTTCTCATAAGATTATTTATTTTGGTAATACTCTTGTTATTTTTAAAATAACTAACATAACTATTTATCAACAAAGAGCATTATGTCTAAAAATTATAGATTAAGAACAACACCAGGTATAGATAAAAACATAAGAATTAAAGTAGATCAAGATTTTGATTTTATTGAAATATTATCATTAAAATTAAAACAATCTGACGTTTATACAAGATTTTGTGCCGATTATGGTGTAGTTGCTGGAAGAGTTATTGCAAATGGCGGGTATGGGGTACCAAATGTAACAGTTTCGGTATTTGTACCACTTTCAGTTGAAGACTCTGAAGATCCCGTCATCTCAACATTATACCCATATAAAACTTTAACTGACAAAAATGAAGATGGTTATAGATATAACCTTTTACCGTATGTTAAAGAATATGGAGGACACAACCCAACAGGGACTTTTCCTGATAGAGAGGATGTTGTAAGTAACAGTACAGTATTAGAGGTTTATGAAAAATATTATAAATACACAGTTAGAACTAACGATAGTGGTGACTTTATGATTGTCGGAGTTCCATTAGGACAACAAATAGTTGTGATGGATATGGACGTATCAAATATTGGTTGTTTTTCTTTAAGACCTGCCGATCTTATAAGAATGGGTATGGGTAGTGAAGGACAATTTGAGGGGTCATCTTTTAAATCATCACCTGATTTAGATTCTTTACCACAAATAGTTAATGAAAAGAAAGAAGTTGAAGTAACTTCGTTTTGGGGTGATGATGAGTTATGTAATATTGGTATCACAAGAGTGGATTTTGATTTGAGGGATTTAGGAATTCAAATTGAACCTCAAGCAATATTCATGGGATCAATGTTTTCAACAACAGATGAAGATGCGTTACAAACTAATTGTAAACCAAAATTTGATACAGGAAATCTTTGTGATTTGGTTACGGCACCTGGTACCATTTTAGCTATCAGACAAACAATATATACCGACGCGGGAGGATACCCAATATTAGAACAGCATAAACTACCTGAAGGTGGAAACTTAATAGATAGTGACGGGACATGGTTAATTGAAATGCCAATGAATTTGGATTACGTCACAACAAACGAATTTGGAGAACAAATAATTTCAAACGACCCTAAAGTAGGTATACCAACTAAGGCGAAATATAGATTTAAAATTCAATATCAAAACGAAGGATTTGCCGCATCAACACAAAGAGCGGATTATTTGGTGCCAAATATAAGGGAATATGGTTGGGATTCAGATATTGATGCGAACGGACCTACAGATGATACATTACAAAGACAATCATACGCATTTAGTTTAGATTGGACAGATTACGGAGATACAGGAACAACCATAGGTCAAAAAATGATTGCAGATGCAATAAATTGTGAAGACAAGTTTTTTGAATTTAATTATAATAGAGTTTACACCGTTTCAAGTTTTATCGATAGGTGGAAGTGGGGATACAACAGATCAAGACATTTAGGTATAAAAGAAATTACAAATAGGGAGTGCTCAACAACAACAAATAGAATGCCGGTTAATGATGGTGTAAGGAATTTTGATTTAATATTTTTCTTATTTAATTTAGTTATAACCATTTTTTCTCCATTCGCTTTTGTTTTAATACCTTTGATGCATTTAATTGCAAAGTTTTGGCCTATTGCAAAATGGGCGTTAGCTATTGGTATACCAATTCTATTAGGTTATTTAACTGTATTTTTTGTTGGTGCGGCTATTGGTGCTTTTCCAGCCATTGGTTTAATGATTTTATCTGCAGTCACGGCCATTATTTTTGGTTTAGCCACCGCATTTTTTATCATAAAGGTTAGTCCATTAATTGTTAACACATCAAGTCTTAACGGTATTAGTTTACCGTCTATGACATATCCCGATTGTGAGGCCTGTTCGTGTGAACCACAATCATTGAACTTGGAACAGATTGTTGGTGACGGAACAAGCGGTACTCTATCAGTTATTACTGTTAGGGAAAGTCAAATTTACACAAGAAAAAATTCATCATTTTTATGTGACGTTAATTCTAATACCTTTTGGGGTAATACTCCAAACGAATCTAATTGTGCTGATGATGATTGTAATAATAGTGATGCTTTTTGTGAAATGAGAACGGATACTTACGCTGGAGGACCAAACGCCGAATCACAAAAATATACATTAAATGGTTATGGAATTAAATATGCGATCGCTGGATACCCAAATTTGTTAACACAAGGTACACCAATAAATAGATGTTTTTGGGGATCAGGACAAATCATACTTCAAAAGGATATCACCTACTCACACAGGTTAAATTTAGCCAATATTAGACAAAGGTATTTTGATAATCCATCATATTTTTCAAATGTAATAACCACAACGGTTGATAATGATGGGTACCCATCGGACCCATTTACCGATAATGTTATTGTTTTACTTTGCGATTCTAATACGGTGGATAATTTACCTGCAGGTTCATTAATTAGTTTTAATAATCCAGATAATGTGAATGATAAAAATATTAACGGTTTTAATGTAAGTGGAGTTACGGAAAACCAATTCGGAAGCAATTCAATTACAGGAACATCCTTACTTACAACCACAATCGTTCAAAATTATATAAAACCAGATGCGACCAGTGGAACTGCAAATTTAACTATAACCGGATCTACAACCGAAAGAGAATATAAATACAAAGGAGGTATGGAGTATTTTCAGGTAATTACTGGTATGACCATCCAACAATCAGAAACATTTACAACGACAACCAATCAAAACTATATGAGATTTTTCTTTTTAAATGCGAGACAAAGGATATCGTATAGAAAAAGTTGTGGTACTGAACCTGCGGTTGAATCTTTTATTAATCCATTACAGGTGAATGGAAACGAATATAAAAATTTAAATGTTATATTTTTAGTTAGGGGTGTTGATCCATTTACCGAAAAACAAGTTATTAAATACGACATATCAAAATTATTTGGGAGATCACCTAACACACACGTAGTGAGAGGTAATTATCATTTAAATATACCGATACAAGAGAATAGTGGAAATTTAAGTGCTGATTGGTGGATAAATAAAAAGACTCCCGAATCACACGAGGTTGGATATCAATTTTCTAAATTATACCACAAACCTTTTAATTTTAGGCCTGACCCCATATTATATTCTGCGTTTACCACAAACACAATACAATATTATTCGTCGTTAGATAGAAAAAGTACCTTATATGGTGGGTATTCGGTATCTAATACTGACACATATGACTGTAATGATAATCTACCGTATAACCTTAGTTCTGCCGGATTAACCCCTATATTTTTAAGAGGATTAAACAATAATGCCCCATATAATATGTGGTATGATACTGGATTAAGTGATGTTCCGTCAGTCGGAAACCCAAATAATAGTTATCTTCTTAGGTACATGACTAGTAGTAATACAGAGGCTATTACACGACAAGGAAATGTGGAAGGAGGGTCTTTTATGTTTACAGACATACCAAATAATCAGTTACATAAAAGGTTGGATCTTGGTAATGAAGGAACTGTAGAAACCTTTATGAACGGTAACTGTGCCGGATCAAATACCGATTGGAACAACATTAAACATTTTAGAGGACCTAGATTATTTGCCCCATCGTACCAACAAACAAGCCCAAATCTATCCGTAAATATAGCATTTGACCAAACTGTGAACAACGCAAAAATGATCATTAGATCTGACCGGTTACCAACATCCGATAATGTCCAAACAAATTATAATAATAGATACGCTTTATACCAAAATGATAATTTTACAATATATAGGATTTTAGATAATGGTGAAGTTACACAATTAGGTGGTAATCAAACGGATTATACCGGTAATTCGGACGATTATAGTGAAGACGCAATTTCAGGAACAACATCAGTACTAGCAACTTTTAGTTGTGAAGGTATGGTTCCACTACCGTGTTATAGTGGTTCAGGTGATAATTTTGGTGTAAAATCACCTTGTCCTGAAAACGAAAACCCGACAAGAATAACTAAGGGTTGTTATAAGTTAATTCAAGAACCATATTTAACAGAAGGAGCTATTTTAAGAGACTACAATAATTTCTTTGAATGGAAATCAAGATTCAGGTTGTTATTTGGTGCATGTAGAGGAGTTATCAGTCAGGTGTTTCAAAACAACTGGGTTAATGGTACTCTTTATTCTTATGCGTTTAAAAAGAAAACAATATTTGACGCTCAAAATAATCCAAAAAAATATGTGTTTTGTGGATCAAAAGATTTTGATTTAGTTCCTGGCAGACAAAACCAAGGTCCTATTTATTTAGATGATCAAACAAACACTTTCTATTATAGATCAACACCATATGTTTTACAACAAAACGGAACAAATGTTAATGGGTATTTTATAGGACAAAGACCACAATTATATGGGACTAATATTAAAAATATATATGGTAAAGGATCTAACGAAAGGAATTTACATTTCCCTACCACTATGATGGATTTAGGACCAAGAGATCAATTCGCAAAAGAAATATGTTTAAATCCTCAATTAGAAAATTATTTAGTTGAGACCGTCCAATCAACATCATTTAATGATACAAGTGATCTACTTTTATTGTTTATAGTGTCAAGATTAGTTAATACAGGTTTTTGGGAGTTGGCTCTTAGTAGAGGTGATGCATCAATTAACCAACTTTTTTCAAGATCAGATGATAGAATTGATGGCGATGTGGCTCAAATGTTTAGTATTAATTCAGAATATGGGATCATACCATTTAATGAACAATTCTACGGAAATGATGATATAGTTTTAGGAACACCTAATGAGATATTTTATGGTGTGTTGTTCTCAGCAATTACACAAAATAGAGTCGCATTAACTCCAGGATTCGCCACTTTTGGGAATGTCCAACAACTTGTAGGGTACCCTAAAACACAAGTAGTCCCTATGTATAATTGGGAGATAAGAAACGACCAAGGACAAGCAACAATCAATACAAGTACCATATTTGGAACCGAAAAAAATGATTGGTTGACGGATTTTCCAAATATTGGAACATTACCACCAATGTATTCTGCGCCGTATCAAAACATGTCATTTACAGGTGCAGATTACTTTAAAGCGACAAACGGACCAAGTACTGGATATATTTTCAACTATAATAATTTAGGTGAAAGAGATTATGTATGGACAAACCCAAGTAATCAAAATAAAGCAAATTTTGTTGTAGGTGCCCCGTATCATTTTTATTTTGGTCTTGGTAAAGGAAAAACCGCATTAAACAGATTTATAACTAAGTATATTATAGGTACTGAATAGAATGAGAAAACAAGATGAGATAAGAATAGTTTTAGGTAACAAGCGTTTTGCTGGTTCGTCTAATCAACCTGTGCAAATACAATTACCCCTTATTGGTGAAAGACGTGAAATGGTACAAGGCGACCGAGCCACTTTAATAAACCTTAGAGAAATATTTGATAGTGAAAGACAAAATTCAAGTATTTTTAGATTGAATGGTAAAATTGTAAATATTTTTGATAATGTAATTTCAGGAAAAACAGATTATACACCATTTAAAGACTATCTTTATTATTTAGATCCCGTTAATTCTATTAATACTGGTGTATGGAAAGGATATCCACAATACGATGAATTTTCAATCATAAGAGATAGTGCAATACCCGGACATGTTAGTTTTGTGCCAAAAAGTGCAACAACATATAATTGGATGACATATGTATCATACGCATTTAGTAGTACAACCGCACAAACAATGTCTTTTGTTGATGAGGATTTTAATGTAACAAATGCTAATTTTAATGTTGCGGACGGAATACCTTTTATTATAAAAAACAAAACTCAAAATGGAAAAAATTTAGTTTATTTTTATTGTGCAACAAACCATAATTTAACTGTAGGTCAGTATGTCAAATTAAATATAACAATAGACGGGAAAAACACATTTCAAGTTTATAGTTTAGGTGATGACACATATAGGTCTGAACTTAGGGTTTTTGCGATATATAATTTAAAGTTTCCTGATAACGATATTATTGACGGAACTTATGGGAATTTTAAAAGAATAGTAGATTTAAATAATACTGGAGATACGACTTCTAGATACTATGTTAGGTTACATAAAATTTTAACATCAAATAATGAGACATTTTTAACAAAAATGGCCTTTGAAAATAACGCATTTCCTATTAAAAGAAAATTGGAGTATTCCGCATTGACACCAAATAACCAACAAAGAATTTCAGTTAAAGACGGCACGCAAAGTTATGGGTTTACAGTTAATAAAGATATTGACACATTTAATTTATTAGATAATAACGGAAAACCCATTACCGAACTTTTTGTTACAATAGTGAATAGAGGTTACATGGGATGGTTTAATAAACCACCACAATCTTTACAAAGATCAATTGACATAGGGTGGGAATTTAACTTTTTACAAAATACAACAGACCCCTGGTGGAATCATACATCAACAGATAACAAAGAAAACATAACAGTAAGTTCGTATCAAATGGCCGGATTCACTTTTTATTATAATAATTTTTTGAACGTTGATGATGTTATTAAAGGTGATTTTTGCGAATACAATGATATTGAACAAAAAGAATACGTGTTATCACCAATATACCATAAGTACTCATACAATCCTGATGTTTTTAATATATCACAACCAATACCTGCTAATTTTGGTCAGGCAATTGCAGTTGCTGTTTCAAATTATACGAACACCGTCTTATACCCCCCAGGATATCTTTATAAACCGCATTATTCAATACCTATAAGAACTTTTAGTGAATATATTGAAAACGCATCTTTAGAAGAAATAGATAATGTTCCGTTTCATTCTTTTTATTCTGATAATAACGGACAATTTTATTGGAGAGACATTTATAACTATGGGTTTGTTGATAGCGAAGGTTTTGGGTTAGATATACCATTCATGAACGGAGCACATTACCCGTTTAAAACAATAAATTTCATACACTTTCCAACTAAAAGAAACACATCTTTTATTTATAATGAAATAAATCTTCCAACAACAGACACTTGTGAATAATAAATATTTTAGAAAAACAATCACGGATCAGGATCAATATTTAGATATTCCTTTGGAAATCAATTTTGATATGCTTGGAAGAGAAGATGGCGTTGCTAGTTTTGAAAACGAAGTAATTTCTGAAATATTAAACCCAATATCTGATTTTGAAATAACAAAGTTTGCACACTCGGATTGGCAGTTTAATTTTACGATTCAAACACCATTTGGACCTACAAACATAAATTTAGAAGGGACGAATGTTAATTACGAGTTTTATTTTTTTGATTATTTAACAGGTGTGACCGCATCAACAACAACAAATTGGGCAACAGATTATGAAAATGCAACATTTACTGATAGTGAAATTTATTATTTTGCAAATTCATTCAAAGGAAGTTTTTTTAAATTAGATTTTTATGATTCACCACAAAATGAAAATCAAACAATATTATTAAGTATTATTTTACCAACACAACAAGGATTAAAAGAACCTGGTACAATAGGCCCACCACTTAATCAAACAAATGTTCAAGTAAAAAAACCAAAATTTGTATTAGATTATACGGGTGCAGATAAAGAAGGGTTTTATGTTTATTGGTTAAAAGATAAAAATTATTTGAACATAACTGAATTTTATGTTAGTGCTAAATTTTTTAATGCAAAAACAGGACAATTTGTTAGAATGATGAATAGACCACAATCAACCTTTATTGGACAAAATATGTTCAACTTAGACAAACCACTATATTTTTATTACAAATATGTGTTAGATTATAATACAAACGAATATAAAGTTTATACATATAATAATAATTTTCAGAACGCACAAAGAGTCGGAACAGGTATTTTACCTATAAAATGGTATGAGTATGTTAATCCATAATGGAATCAGAAAGAATTAATATAGTAATTTCTCCGGAAGTTTTAAGTCGTGATATATTTGATATAACATACAATGGAATCACTTTTGGGGTGTATTCTGGTTTGTCACAAGTGTTAAGTGGAGGTACAAATGGTGATTCACTATTAACCGGACTAACAATCCCTGTCTTATTTACGCAATCCTATAATGATTTAGGTTATTATAGTGAGTTTGATGGTTTTACTAACCAAATAGATGTTGTAACAAACTTTGTTATATCTGGTAACCCATCATCTCCTTACGATGTTAGACTTTATAATAGTGCGGGTTATACATATAACAGTTTTTTAGAATTATCACAATATAAAGTAGATTGGGGTGACGGGTTAGTCAGTCAATATTTGAGTGTTAATCAAAGTAGTTTAAACCACACGTATTCACCAACTCCACAAACATATACAGTAAAAATGGTTCAAAGCAATCCTTGGGGTATCACTGAAATACAAAAATCAATAACATTACCATTTACTGGT